TAAGCTCTCAGATAGATCTCTACGATCTTAAAGGAGATTCTTTTACATCAAATGTATTTGATCTTGGAACTAATGATGCTGAAACTTTTGGATCTAACAAGTTAGCATTTAATGATAATAGTGGTAGTGGAGCAAATGATACTATTGTAGATGATGATAGTGGTTTCATTGCTGATGGATTCCGTAAAGGAGATATTATTTCAGTGTCTGGATGTACAGATCAAGCAGCAAATAATATGAACTCCGTTCCAATAAAAAATATTACAGCAAGTACTATCACCATTAATAAGAGTGGTCTTGTTACTCAAGAAGCTAATGAAGCTGGAACGCCCACACTCACAAAACTATGCAAAGCAGTATATTATTTTGCTGATGAAGGTTTAAGAGTAGCTGATGGTAGTTTTAGTTCTGGTACTCAACCCTATCATTATTCTTATATTAAAAGAACTCAATTCCAGGGACTATCTCTCAGCTCTACAACAGCTTTTGATAACTGGTTTGCGAATACCAATGGGCTAGCAGCTCCTACGCAGCTAACAACTACAGCTTCCTATCCAAGTGCGGGAACTGGATTTCGTATCACAGCCGCCTCAGCGGCTATAACTGGTGGCGGTTATCTAAATCAGGCATATCAGATAGCGGCTACATTCATATATGATGGTAATCAGGAGTCTCTTCCTTTCATCCCCACCTCTAGTAATACCTTTACTCCTACTGGAGATGGACATAAAGTTACTTTTGAGTTAAGGGCTACAGGGCCTTTTGATGAGCGTATTACTGGGGCGAGGATATATCAAAAGCTAAGCGGAACTAATGATCCTTGGGCCTTGCTAATAGATATAGATTTAAATAGGGGTGCAAGATCAGAACTAAGTAGTGAGCATTCGGCATGGACACTTGTCTCAGGTGATACAGTAAGAATACAGAATATTGTATCATTGGTACCAAACCTCGAAACATATGAAATCCTAAATGGATTCCAGCCTACTGAGCGTAAGATTTCAATAAGTGGAAACGGGGAAGGATATAAGACAGCAGTTATAGCAAATAGAAGATGCTTTATTGCCAATGTAAAAACAGAAGATGAAGATGGTCAAACCGTACAGATGCGTGATAGGATTATGTATACGCCTGTAGGAAAGTTTGATACTTTCCCAAGAAGTTATTTTATAGATGTAGTACGAGGAGATGCTGAGGAATATGTTAAGCTAGAAGAGTTCTCAGATAGGCTTTTAGCTTTCAAGTCAGAGAAACTTTACATAGTTAATATATCCGCACCAGCTCCAGCTAACTGGTTCCTGGAAGAAATTAAAAACTTCTCTGGATGTGTTCATCCCAACGCAACTGTAAAAACAGAATTCGGCATCTGCTGGGTCAACAAATACGGTATCTTCTTATACAATGGCTCCGATGTTACCAATCTCCTTACCAACCGTATAAAGGAGTCAACCTGGCAGACATTTTTTAATGACGCTACTATTCTTGGTTATAACCCAAGAAAGTTTTATTTGGTTATACTGAAGAATTGTTTCTCAGACGATGGTGATGTAATCATATATGATTTCCGTACTCGTTCATTTGTAAAAGGGGCGGCTGCATTTGACTCCGATGTGAATAGAAGTAACATGGTATCAGATTGGAATGGCAATATGGTTACTACATACCAGAATGCTCTAACAGGAGATCAGATCTGGGAAGTCGCTACTGGAAGTTGGACTTCATATACCTCAGGCACATGGGGGTCTTCAGATGTTGCTTATAGCATAAAAGAATGGTCTGATGATATGCGGGATGTAGCAACAAATAATTTCTCAATTACTACTAAGGACTTTGATTTTGGAGAACCTGGTAGGATGAAAAAGATTTACTCTGTAATCATTACTTATAAAAGTGATAATGCACAGACACAACCTATATACTACGCTGTAGATGGATCAGATAGTTTCTCATCTCAGCTTACAGGAAATTTCACAGCGAACGCTAGCTGGGCAGTTTTAAGGGCAACAGCTGCAACTCCAATTGAATGCCAGAGTATAAGATTCAAAGTAAAGAATCCTACTAACGGAACTGGATCTACAGCAGGAATTCAAATTAATGATATCAGTATAGAGTACAGAGGAATATTTAAGAGAGCAGGATAATGCAAAGTATAGAACGAAAATTAAGAAATATATCACAACCCAAAACTGCTATCCTAGATCATCCACCTGCATTAAGTCAGATGCTAGATGGAGAACAAGTATATGCACGGGTGGCAGGTAATAATGTGAGACTATATATCAGGCTTGGTGCAAAACTATATTATACAGACTTCTTACCTGTTGAAGAAGTTAAGAATAATACATGGGAGGGTTTAAGCTAATGGCTAGTGTATCAGATGTAAGGTATGCTCAACTNCAATACGAAGAGAATCGTGCTTTCGGTGAGGGTCTTAGAAAGCAGCAAGAAGGATTGGATCAGAAACGAGGAAGAATGGGATTAGGAAGAACTCTTCTCAGCTTTGCAGGTGGGGCAATAGGTACTGCTGGTGGCCCCGTGGGTATGGCAATTGGTGCAGGACTCGGCTCGGCTCTTGGATCTTTCTTAGGAGGTGCATCTACGGGTAAAATTGATGAGATAGAGAAAGGAAAACTTTATAAAGCAACTGCCGATGAGGCAAGAAGACAGGGAAGAGATGCTCAGGTATATATGAAAAAAATGGCTGTAAGAGGGGCTCTTTCTGACGCAGCTTCTGCATTCTTCTTTGCAGGTACAGATATAGGTAAAGCTGCACAGGTTGGATCTGCAGAAAAGTTATCTGGACTTGGTGCTGATGCCAATCTCCTACAGAAAGCTTGGGCTAGCGGATCAGGAGCAGTTGGTGGTGGAGCAGGACATATAAAAGCAAGTATTGCTGAAATGCAAAACGAAGCTTTTGAAGGAACATTTGCTGGTGATCTAGAAGGAACACTAGCTGACACGGCAACCGTTGATCCGATGATGGCAAAGCCCACTGATCCAACAGGAATACGTGCATGGAATCCTGATGCTACTTATAGTGATCTTATAGGAGAACTACCATCCGAACTTTCGGGGGATCTTGCTGCTTTTGGATCAAGTAGTGCAGTTAATCTAACTACTGGATTAACAGATTTGGGGGAACTGCCGCCATCGGCTCTTGAAAATCCTACTTGGTCTTCTCCAAGTCAAGCTATAGAAAACTATGGGGCTGGATGGCGACCTGGTCAAGATCCTGGTATTGGCAGGCGTTTAGGGGACGTTGCTGGCAATGATGTTTTAACCAAAGGAACATGGCAAGTTGGTCAAGATCCTGGTGGGCGTTTGGGAGGCATAGCTCAAAGTAATGTAGCAGGCAAAACACTGCCTCAACAGTTGAGCCCTCTAACAGATGCCATGCAATCCCAAGACTGGATGAACCCTGGAAATATATATGGAACTCCTCCTCAAGACTGGAATAGTAGTTGGAATTATCCTGGTTTTCAAGATGCATTGGCTGAATTTAGAGCAAGTAGAGATCAATATGGTAGGGCAATAACAGGAGGCGGGTAATGCCATCACATCTAGAATCGTTAAATAATTACCCAACCTGGTATACAGATTACGGGGAATCTCCTACGAGCAGTTCTCCTACATCAAGAGATGTTATATACGATACAGGGTATAATCCTGATAAGGTTATGGCTGAATTTGGTGAGATGTTTGAAGACTATGATCCCACCAGAGAACAATTTGCTCAGAGTAGGCTACAGTCACAAGAACAAGCAACTAGATTAAACTATGAACAAAATGTAGATCAGGCTGAAAGAGCAAGAGCTTTGGCTCAAGCTCAGTTAGGAGATACTGGGTTCTTGTCACAAGCATTAGATAGGCAGCAGAGAAGTCTTGATATACAACAAGCGGATACTTTAGGTGCACAGCAAAGGCTTGAAGGGTATACTGATGAAACTGGTGAACAAGTTATGGGAGCAAGGCAGATAGCTGGTGAACAAGTTGGGATTCAAAGAGGTCTCACTCAAGCTGAACAAGGCTTTGCTAGGCGTGAATTTGGAATAGCAGGAAAAAGATTAGGTCTTGAAGAGCAGGGAATAGAAGCAGGTGCAGCGCAACAACAAGCCGCATTACGAGATAGAATGGCATCTGTTGGTACTGAACAAGCCGAAGCTATGAGAAGGGCGGGAGTTCAAGAAGCTGGGGTAGGAAGAGAGGAAGAAAGACTTGCCTTAGCTGAGGCTGGTGCTGAAGCGGAGTCTGAATTTGCATTAGGTCGCCTTGGAAGAGAGCGAGAAGAACTGGGCCTACAAGAACAACAAGCTCAATTAGCACGTAGTGGAGTAGATTTAGAAGGACGTGAGATTGGTATACAACGCCAGCTAAGTGAAGAAGAGCGTGGAGAGATTGATATACAGCGTCAATTAAGTGGTGTAGAGCGTGATGAAATCGGCATGCAGCGTGATATA